GAACAAGATTCCCTGCTTCCAGACCCAATGTTCCACACACTGGATGTCACGAAATTCTTCCTTCTGACACATCCAACGAATAGCTGTTTTGAAATCACCAGCACCAAGATCTATTGTATCTTGAACACGAGTCTGAAACGCTTTGAGATCAGCTTTCAGTTGCTGTTCTTCACGCTCCATCTCTTCCTTCATTGCATCAGATGTTCGGTCCCAGATGAGTTGCTTCTCATCATCTGAGGCAGAATAGAAAGGATGATCAGCCGTTGGACGGTAACCATAGGCATCCTTGTGAAAGTCCGAAAAGATGTCTTCGCTAAAAGTGTAAGTCATGTGATTCTCTCCTCTTATTTCAGGTGCAGTGGACCTGTCCACTGAATGGTGTAGTCTTCAAAGACATTACCACGTGCTGCATTACGAGCAGGTGTTGCCCAATTTGCAGATTTCAAAATGTCACCAACTTTGAACTGCTCGTCTTCACCTTTCACGATGAACCCCCAAGCACTACCACGTTCGATGATTTTGATGTACTTACGACCTTCTTTAAAAGTCAGACCATCTTCGAACCGTTCAATCATCCAATCTGTCCACGTGTGTGCACGGTAGTCATCTTTGATTGCAGTCATAAGTTTTTCAATCGCTTCATTCATAGTCATGTTGTATTCCTTTCTTAAAGGTTAGCAATGAGATTTTCGAAGTCGGCAATCATGCCTTCAGCGGCTTTGACTGCAGCGTCATCACCCATTTCTTTGTACCGCACGATATTGGCTTCACAAGCAGCGATATAGTTCTGAAGTTGTTCTAGCATCTGATTCGTCTCTCTCTTGATTACACATATATAATAGCATGCGAATCACCCCATGTCAACTCTTTTTAAAAGTTTTTTTTAATAAATAAATCGTTATGGAAGAAGATATGCCTTTAGGCTTTGGATATGACCCTTGCGACGATTGCATTCACTGGCTAAAGTGGATCAACGATGCATGGCGTAGAAATCCTTAGTCGGAAACACAACCCACTATGTGTATGCGGTTGAGTTTTGAACCATTCATTGCTGAGTGGTGTTTTCGTGTATCTACTCTATAGACACTACCAGCTTCCAGATGCATCGCCTCGTTCTCTACGATCATGATGCAACCAGGGTCTGTCTGTATGGGAATGTGTATTCTCGGTAATCTATCGTGATGCCAACTGAGACACGTCTTCGGATTACTGACAAAGATCCGTGTCCTATGCATATTGTATTTGTTGATATAATGGTTTATAAGAGGGTAGGCAAATACAGGATATATGAAATCAGTTTCCTTCATATACGTGCCTTTACCAATAGCATCTTTCCATGAGCCATTGTGTTTGTCAGACTGCAAACCGACTTGTAAAGAGTCACGAGAGGATAATATCTCGTGACATTCTTTTCTGAGTCCATTTAAATCTACACTGTTCGAGATTTTACGAAAAGGCATCATCTTTCATCTTCTAACCTTTTACCACCAAGGTAGTTTACAGGTGGTGATACATTTATTTTTAAAACTTTTATTAGCCAAGTGTTAAATCGTTCTAACATAGGTACCTCTATTTTTACATTACTATATATTATATCAGTCAGCTAAAGGATTGTCAAGTGCCTCCTGTAGTATCTCTTTTAAATCTCTTTCGAGCAATCTCATCTTCTCATCAATACGAGTTTCAGTTGCTCTCATGGTATCACGAACATCTTTCTCGTTTATTCTGCTATTGGCTTCTACCTCACGTATGGATGCGGTCACATCTTTCTGTAGTGTGTTCATCTCATTACGCACACCTTCAAGAGTTGTTTCGATGCCATTCTGAGATTCCTTGATACGGTTCTCTGCCACGTCAACCTTCGCCTCGATCTTATCCACTAGGTCTTCCATTGCCATCACATCGGATCTCAAGTCGTTCTTGATATCTCTCGTGTAGTCGATTGCCTCTCCAAGCTTCGTTTCGATTACATCGTTACGTGCCGAAATCGCTTGCGTGTCTATATTGGCTATGATTTCCTTCATGTCCATATAGTCTTTGTAAAATTCGAAGCCGCCCCATAAACCACCCCCGAGGGTACCAAGTAGCGGAATCAGAAGCAGCAGCTTTGAGCCACCTACTTTGATTCCTTCATATTCGATCTCTGCCATCTAACAACCTTTCCCACCTAATGTATAAACTCTATTTCTGCCCCAGCACTTATTCAATGGCTTGATTACATTATTTGGTAATGCTTGACCAGGGTATCTGTAATGGGGATATTTCTTTACGAAATCTGCGAGTTCTTTCTTTTCTATATGACCTTTTGCTTGTAATAGTTCTGCTTGGCAAGCCGCAAGAGAGTTCCAATCAAGTTGCTCTCCTGCGACTACCTCTTGTTGTTTAACGCAATATTTTGTTATTTCATTAGACTTCATGTCAATCAGAACTTCTAATAATGTGTCAATCATATTACCTCACTTTACTTTTTCTTTGCGTATGCCTGTCCACCAAAGAATGCGGCTACGATTGCTGCAACCGACACAAAATATGTCGCTGCCATATCGCCTAGGATCTTACCTGCTTGGTCTAGACCAATCCACATTGCCAAGACAACAGCAAATGGATAGAGCAACAAACCAGCCAAGGCGAACCAAGTCATGTTACGTTGCGCATCTCTCATTGCATCTGCATCTTCGAGTTCTTTACGTTTAAACTCTAGGTACATTGCCTCTTCTTCGGCACTTACTTTTCCGTCACCGTTACTATCGGCTGGGTGATAAGCTTTTACTTCTTCTTCTGACAATTAATCTTGTCCTTTTAAAAGTGTGATAGCACCCCAAGCAATCATGCCATAGGCTACTAGTGAAATAGGCATGAGTATCATTGCTACTCCACCTGCGATAAGAACGGCACCGTCCCAAGACGTTCGTTCTTTAAGTCTACTTTTTATCCAGTTCATTGATTCTGTCCTCCAGTTCATCTATTTTTCTGGTTATTTTTGGATATTTCTTCCGCCAAGCATCAGGTGGTTCTTGTAACCAAGTCCACCCCCACCTGTTAACAAGATGATCTAGCAACTGGTCAAACTTTGAGTAACCCCAAATCCCAGCCCTTGTTTCTTTAAACCATGCGAGAAATGCCGCACCGAGTAAAGCACCAGCGATAGCCGTCCAAATCCATAGCGTATCGCCAAACATTCTTTCTAACATTTCCATCATTTCATTTTCTCAATCGCTGCATCAACGTCTGCTTGTGATACAATGCCTTCTTTAATAAGCCTTGCACGGTTCTTCATATGAACCTCTAGCAGTTCAGCTTTTGATCCACCATAGTAGTCAGCGGCATGACCTTCTTCGATAAGGATCTCAGTGACTGTCTTTTCGCCAACAGCAAAGTCTCCAAGAACTCGACCAAACTTGCCGACTTCATCCTCACCTTTTTTGTCTTCAGTCGTGATTAGAACACATCCGCCATGTAGTAGTTCTTTCAGCCTGTTCTTAGCAGCAAGACCAAACACCTTCTCTACCTTGTCTGATGTGCGTGATTCTGGTGTATCAATGCCCATAATACGTACACGTTCATTTGTTAGTTTAATACCAAATCCGAGATCGATATCTACATCAACAGTATCTCCGTCAACGACCTTGACCAGCCTTGCGTCATATAGGTTAGTTTTATGCATTAGTTTTCTCCAGATATTTTACGTAGTTTTGCATGCCATGATCTCGTGCACCGTCAAATGGTTGCTTCTTTTTCCAAGCAGCCACACGACCTCTCCACCCATCTTTAAATCTCTGCCACTTGGTCATCTTACGGATGTTGCCGTAAAAGTTAATGTAGCGCAGATCACCATGATGTTTGTAGCCCATAATGGCAAATGGGACTTTCGTAACAATGTCGTTATTGTTTACATGCCTATGGTGTTCGCAAGTAATATTGCGCACGAACTTACGTGTGCCAACTCTTGGAGATCCATATGTGAAAAGAGCAAGAGGTTTTAGCCTACTTGCGCATACTGTCGCCATAGCACCACCAAGGGAGTGACCACAGATGTATAGTTTTTTCTTTTTGCCTTTATCTTTCACTAACTCATTAACTTGAGGCCAAACCTTCTCTAGTTCGTTTTGGAATCCGTTATGGACCCAACCACCAACTTGAGCACGGTCAGGGAAAGCATTTAGATCAGCAGTAATATCGGAAAATTCGGATGGTTCGGTACCACGGAAACAGATAACCATTTCGCCTTGGTTCCACACTACGTGCACTTGAGCACCATGCACATTGTAAAATCTATGGTATGGATATCCCATCTCTTTGAAATCCATCCAAGCTTCCTTGCTCTTGTAAGCAAGTTGAGCCATAATCGCCATCTTGTGGCTCTTGTCTACGTAAGACATAGTAAACCCCTCTTAAAGTGTTAAACATAATATGTGTCACACCCAAAAAGGGGTAGTAGTAATAAATCAGTTCTCGAACGAAAGTTCTTGTAGTTTCTTTAGTTCAGCCTCTAGCCTCATAAGTTCTAGCTGCTTTTCTCGTATCGCCAACTCGAATAATCTATTGCAGTCGATTCTCTTTTTGACCCTTCGACCCAAGGGTATTGTAATTCTAGCAAACACACCAATGTCAGGACTCTGACTCATATTTGATGTGCCAATAGGCGGATTGCCATCGATGATTCCTGTCACCCCAAACTCTAGGTTCGTTGCCGACCCGATAGCATTGGTACAATCTAAATCACCATCTCTAAACTTATCTGACTGATAATTACTAGCACTATTTGGCAACTGTAAGTTCAAAGAACTATTGTCAGCATAAGCTTTACTAGCAATCACAATCAGAAAGAACACGTAAAGTATTCTCATACATCACCTCACTTAATCTTCGAGCAAACCTTCGAAGATATGACCGTATTCGCATTACTCTCTACGTTTTGCAGTCTGTTTAATTTTGAGACAGTGCAAACATACACTGCCCGTTTCACGTCTTTTTTCCGTATATAGACAGAAAAATTCTTTCTTGAAAGATGTGGCAAACTTATGATCCTATCTGTAGTAGCGAACATAAGGGGCTTCATATCTTTATCCAACACTTGGATTTCAAAAAACTTTACATCTTCCCTGCGGTTTAATGTCTCCAGTTTTACCACATACACATTTTCTATATGCGATTCTTTTATTTCTGGATACGTGGGTGTTAGTTCATGACCTGCAGCATAAATTACGCTGCAGCTTACAAAAACAAATCCCAACACAATGCATAACAATATTTGTTTCATTATTTCGGAATGCATTCACTAGTTACAATAGCGGTATATACACCACCTGGAAATGACTTAGTAGCGCCATAAAGTGCAGTAGATGTTACCTTGAACCAAGTGCTTCCAGACAAAACCAAATCAAACTCAGTATCATTTTCATATTCTACTTTGTTTGTTTCATACGATGACATATTTGCGTCTGATACCGCACTCACTTCTACTTCACCTGTCCATACAACACTATCAGTAAGTGTTGGACTTGATGAGAATGAATCAGGCCAAGAGATCTTGACTTTGTATGAGTCTGCTTGGATAACGTCTACACGAATGATTGGTAGAACCCCAGCGTCTGTGGCTACAGTTGTCAACTTATCTGCTGTAGGGTTTCCGTAGACACCAGAAGTTTCTGTGACAATCGAACAACGTGACTGAACATTCCCTTGAATGTTTGTGTTATTTGCGTATGCTGCACTTGTTCCCATAATAACCAAAGCAGTAGTTGCTAAGAATTTTTTCATGGTAGTTCCTCTTTTAGTTACTTGTTTATTTATATTGAGAGCGTACTATTTCTCTATGTTTTGTATCACTAGCTAAACTTCTCAATGCTCTTTTGTTGTCAACAATTTCATTATCTTTTAGTACAATGGAGTCCTTATATTCGCCACCTTGTATTTCTTGCGCATAATATCCGTTAAGTTTTGGCGCTTGACTGAGTGCTAACATTATAGCGTTCTGTTGCGCCGCATTCGCAATCTTCTCTGTTGCACCACCAACTGCAAGTTGTTCTTGTAAGGTTTCTTCTTCTTTTTCTTCTTCCTCTACAATCTCTTCCTTATTGCCATCGGCTTCTTCTTGTTCGGCTTTTCGATCTAACTGCATTTGAACATATTCATCCAAATACGGATCTTTAACATCAGGGTCATCAAGTAAACCATTATCCATTAAATACTGCAAGAGAGCAGATTCATAGTTTGGGCATCTTGGATCATTCAATGGATCATCACATGTATCATATACATAATCATAATGGATTATAGATTCTGTTATCGTACCATCACCTTCAACAGTAATAGATCCCTTTCCTAACAACTCTCCCAGTATGCTTACTGGATCATATCCAATCTTTGTACTTCCTGGCTCTTGGCTCCAATCATCAACAAGTAAATATGTGCATCCATTTCCATTTGGATTCTCGTTACAAATTCTGACTACAGAGTCAGTGGTAGGATCTTTCTCAATAGTATAACGATGATACACCCCATTTACCTTTAAACCCAAGGCTTGAGGTATAACATTTGTCATAGCCCAGTTTAGCTCTGCCGTCGTACCCCTTCCGAATATTATTTCAGAGTGCGAGTAAGAGGGCCAACAAAGCACCAATGCCAAGACCAGCCTTTGCAGTATCTGCATCATCCTTATCCCAATCCTTGAATATTTTAAAATCTTTACTTGTGTTTTCTTCTTGTTTCTTTGGATCATTCTGCCAAGCATCTTTAGCCATCTGACCAATCATTCCATCGTAAGGGCATGGAGTCCCTGCATCCATCATAGCATCAAAAATTCTTGTATCTTGACACATAACAGAAACTGCTGCAACTTTCATTCCCATATCATATAATGTTTTAGCATTCTTGAGTCTCTCACAGTTAAAATCTCGGACAGTCTTACCAGCACTGATACCAAGGATTTGTGTTTGCACCGCACCAGATACACCAACAGTACAACTATCGCTGTTACTTGTGTTAATCGAAGGACTGATAGCTGATGGTGGGGGAGACTTGACAGTGGTATTACTGTCTATTGTTTGTTTGCCATTTGTGGTAGATTCGGTACAAATATACCCTTCTGGACAAGTAACTGCCTCTTCTTGAGCATAACCAACGGTACCGATAATAATAAAAAATAATGTTAGTAAAATTCTGTACATATTATATTCCATTGCCTAAAGTTTTCATTCAAGCTTATTTATAAAAAAAGGAACCTCTAGGGTTCCTTTTTCTGTTTTAAAATGTTTTATTTGGGTCAGAACTGAAATCTGACACCCATTTTAAGGTCTTGGTAGTCAAGGTCTTTGTCAGCGGATACTTCGCCAAACAATTCTAGATTGTCAGACAAGCCGTATGTTGCTTCAACTTCAACACCAACCATTTTAAAATCCATGCCTGTATCTACAGACGTCAAGAGTTTCGGGGCAACACCAATGTTTCCCATATTGATTGTGGGACCAACTTCCATAGCGAAGCTTTCGTTTTCAACGCTGTATTCCACTTCACCAGCAGCGCCGATGTGGAACATAGAAGTTTTGTCTTCTGCGAGTGCGCCAGAGGCAGCCAAGGCAAAAGTAGTTGCGAGAATTGTAGTTTTCATTTTAGTTTGTTTCCTGTTTTGAGTTTTTCATTATAAAAAGAGGCCCGTTCTGTTGCTAGGTGGAACCCATACCCCCTGTGGTTATGCTGCGAGAGCAAACTCAGATGGTGCAAAGTTATCGTTTGCATTTAGTAGTTTTGGCTGAATAACGTAGGCCAACACGGTAAACTCCACTTCACTTTCACACCTGTCGATCCTATTTCAGCCCCATCAAAAACACACTGGTTGGACCTGATCCCAACTTCAGTCTCTCGACTTACCGAGTATGTTGCAACTCTGCCTTTCCCTTTTCAGGCAGTGTGTTTATGGTGGAGCTGCTGGGTACCGCCCCCAGGTCCAGAATGTGTCCACGTTGCTTCAACGTTTACAAGAGTATATATTACCATAGAATCAATTATGGGTCAATATGTCTTTCGATTGTATTATAGTTGTGATATTTATATCACTGTCTTCCATAGAAGAATGTTGTTTTTTGGTGCTCAGATGGTGAGAACAAATACCAACAACAGTTGTCTTTACCACTCACATTACCAAACCATTTAACTCTTCCTACACTCACAACTTTTCTGACCAATGGCATATACTGAGTGGCTTGTTTTGTATGCATCCAATCAGCATCAAACAATAGCCATGTCGGTAGTTGACTTGATAGATTTTCGATCATTGGATGTAAGATTTTTCTATCCCATGGTGGGTTTGTTATACACACGTCGCATCCCACAATCTTATCAGTCAAGGCATCACCATCACCCACAAAGTCAGCTTGTGGTTCTATGTCTGTCATCCAATAACCAAGTAGATTCGTGAGTTCTTCAATGTGACGAATGAGTCTACCATCTCCTGCACATGGTTCTGCGAACAGACCTTTCTTCGGTAGATGTGGTACCAGAGGTATGACCGCTTCTATTGGAGTCGGATAGTAGTCTCTTGGCTTTCGTTCAAAGTCTGATCGTTTACCCATTATATTTCTCCACGTAATATCCATCTCTATCTATATTAGATATTCGAAAGGTTATTCTGTGGAGAACTCTTTTGGCTAGGATCTCTGGATCATTCTGATCACGTTTGTGTAGGGTCAAGAGTTGATCCATCAATACAATATCTCCTGGTTTCCACCAGTGCTGATAGATAAACTTCTCTTGAAACATATGATTGTAAAGTTCGTCGTAGACACTTTGATCTGGAGTAATAACTCTACACCTATTGTTGGTATAGAAATATATACCCTTGACTCCAGCGCAGTTCTCTTGCACCAACTTCATTCGATACTTACCAGAGTTCTGCTTCATTCTTTTCAACTGATCTTCTGGTAGACCTTCTGCCCAAACTTCAGGTGCATATTCATACTCTGCATATAGATCCTCGATCTCATCAAGTAGATCAATATCCATATCATTATAGGCAGAAACACCATTCAGAAATGATGTGGAAGTTCCTTCACAATCTGCCCATCCTTGAAGTGCCACACCGTCTGCACGATCTAGTCCATTTAGATTTGCATGCCAATCAAGCTTGCCAGTACTAAAGATGCCAGTAAACTTACCATCAATCTTTTTGCCTGTCACTCTCTGTACTGGATAGCTTTCTTTGCTACCTTTCCAGTTTCGTGTTGGCACAACTTTATCTCTAGGAAAAGGCTTTCCATCAGATGTAAAAGCAAACTGATTATAGTTGAGAGCATTCTTGTCTGTAATGTTCTCGATAAGTTTTGTATATTCCCATGGGTTTGTAGTCTGATTCTTTAAGACCACTACTTGATTTTGCTCTAGCGTGTTACGAAGAAACTCGTAGTCTGAATCACTGTATTGTGTGATATCAGTATCTACGAGTTCTACCGCCCCATAATTTAGCTGTCTAATCATAACTCATTATCATGGATATACAACTGGATCAAAGCATAATGAAGAACCTTTTGCAAATCCTTACGGGCATCTTCACGAGTTCCTTTGTTTCCATATCGGTTAGAATACTTGTCAATATTGCCCATACAAAAACCAGTACCATGACCACGTTCAATAATCACTTCAGTAGACTGAAACTTATTCTTTGAGTAGTGACCAGTATATGTTGAGTCAATATAGTCTTTAAACTCAGCAATCAAATCGCCCTCATTAAATTTGTAATCAATAGCCATTTTCATCGTTTTCTTCTGCCCACTGTTCGTACATAGTTCGTAATACGGTTCTAACGTAACTTTCGTAACAATCATCACTTTCTGAATAATCGTACATTTCTGTTGCTTGTTCTTTTGTTAGCTGTCCTGCTTCTTCCACACCAAAATATTCACACATATCTGTGTGTACCCAATCATATGCAAGTTGCTCGATTTGATCTGCCAACTTATGCATTTTATTTACTTCAAACGCCATTAATGTATATCCTTATTCCAATAAAAAATGTGACGACCAATCTTCACTACTTTACGATCCATCTTCTTTGCCCATGCTGGACTTACATAATCAGCATGATAGAAAGTAGAACCTTCGGTAATGTCACCTATCTGTCCAGTATATACCATTTCAGCAAGTTTGTAAATATCATCGTACTGTTTTCCAGCCAGTGGCTTATCACTCTTTCCGTCGTGAGTCCAAGAAAACTGCTTGCTCTGCCAAACGACTTCACATACAGTATTCGGAAACCACTCAGATTTTACACGATTCATAGTCACATTGGCTACTGCGATTTGTCCTGCAATAGGTTCAATCAAACTCTCGAAATAGATATTGTCAGCAAGACATTTCAGTTCCTTGCCATCAACGATAACCCTACCTGCCACATGAGTCGCAAGTGTTTTTGGTGGGGGAGGTGGGGGA